TCACCTTTAATAAAAGGTTTTAATCCATCAGTTCCCAAAGAAGAGTAAATTTGATTTGCTGCTTGAGGATTTTCTTCTTGAGCGCCAGATAATAAAAATGAAGATAATGACCCAGATACAATATCATAATCCGCATCAGTAACCTTATCGCCAAATATAGACTTTACAGTTAATCCCAATAATGGACCAACATAATTTGCTTTCGCCAGAGATTGATAAGAATCATCTACGTATCCATATTGATTCATTACTCCATTTTCATCAGAATATGGAAAGACTTTTTGAATCACTCCAGATCCACCGACTGCGGATCCGGGACTTATATCTGACAGATTTTTTTTAAACGTTCTTGGCACTTTAACTTTATCTTCGTCACCAACACTTCTTGTATATCCACCACCAGCAAACTTTTTAATTACCAATCCACCACGATAATATCCCATATCTTTTGCTGCTTTTTCGCCATACAAACTTCCAAAAGAACCTGGAGTTTGTAGTTTTTGAGAAACTCCTTTCATACCCATAAAACTAAACAAAGGAGCAAGTATTGAAAAATTCTCTCTAATACCATCACGAACTCTTGCGTCAAACTTACCAAGATTTTTATTCTGTTGTTCAAGTCCTTTACGATCATCATTTAATTTCATCACTGCTGCACGAATTAATTCAACTCCGTATCTAAATGGAGCACCAACAATATCAAATAAAACTCCAGTACCATTTAATAACCATATCGCAGGACCAAGAGTTGTGGATAACCATCCAAAAAAACCTTTCTTTAAAAATCTAGTAATTGGATTTTTGTCTTGAGACGCTTCTGCTAATTTTCCAGTGGTCCAACTTTGAAGTTGTTTTCCAAACTTCTTAATTTGAAATGCTCCCTCACCAATTGCAGAAGAAAGCAATCCAACGCCAAGGACAATTCCGGCAGCACCTAAAGGTCCAATTGCAGTTCTTATCCCTTGCTTTGCAACCTCTTGTGCGGCTTTTTCAACAACTTGTCGTTTTACTTGTTCTTCAATAACCTCTGTACCAATATCAACTGCTTTTTTTGATGCAACTCCACCCAAACCAACTCCACCAAAATCACTAAACAACATTCCAGCAATGATGATAGAGTTTAATAAAGAATTTGCCTGATTGTTCATTGCATCAAGTGCATCAACTGCTTTTTGACCGCCAATACTATTAACCATTTTTCTAGCGTGGTCTGCCGCTTGATAACCTTTATCAACAAAAGTTATTAAACCATTCAATAATTTTCCACTTATATCAAGTATAAAATCACTAACTCTCAAAATGAGAGCGAATACTTTCATCAATTGTGGTAGATATTTTAAAAGACGAACTGCTATAAATCCCAGCAAAACATTTGTAATAAATTGCTTTAAGGAATCTAGAAAACCAAGTTTCTTTCCTAGTTTTTTTATTGGTCTTCCAAGAAAACCTAATGCCTTCTCTAAAGTGTTTTCATAATTAATCCTACTTTCTCTTTCATCATTCCTTCTCTTATTATCACTATTTTTTTTCTGGACAATTAGAGATGATTTAATTAGTTTCTCTTTCGCAATAAACTGCTTCCTTATTAATTTAAAGTTTGTTGTGAATGGAGATTCTATTTTTGCCATTGGTTATTAGGGTTTAATACCCAGTGCATTTGCAACTCTTCTATTTGATCCAGAAGAAGCGGAGAATTGTGGAACTGATGGATTTGCACCGCTTCCTCTTGCTCCACCCATTCCACCACCAGAGACTCTTGGTTTAGTGGAAACTACTTTTGGTGCTGGTTTAGGTGGTGGAGTTATTGTTGTTCCTTTTGGTTTCTGTCTTGCAAGTCTTGCATTGTTTGCTGCAGCATAATTTGCATAGTACTTGCCATCAGATGATGAATAATACTTCCCTTGCGAAGCAGCAACTCTTTGTTTTATTCTAGCATCAGATGCTTTATCTGCTGTGTTAACACTTTCAATATCCTTATTTGTACCAAACATCCTAACGCCAGTGCGCCAAGCCTGACCAAAAATACCGCCTCTACGTGTATCTTCTATCGCACTACCTCTTGTTCTGGCATCAGCAGCAGATTCTCCTGGTTTAGACCTAGTGGTTTCTCTATTAAGTATTGCTGCTTTATTTCTTTTCGCTTTAGAATCATTTACTGCTCTAGAATATCCACTAGGTCCAAGACGTTCATTCATCATCTTTTTAATATTCTCTTCTTTCATTCCACGTCGTCTCATATCTTCTAAATCACCAATAGCAGTTAAACGCATCGTCCTTGCGTTCAATGTTTCTTGTCTTCCTTTTGCACCTTTAGGGTCAAAGAAATCTGCTAAAGATTCCATTGCACCTTTATTTCTTTGAGTTGCTCTCTGATAAGTCGGTTCTCCTCCCTTAAATGACAAATATCCAACAAATGGTCCATCAGGTCCCATCATAATTTTTGTTTTTGGAAGTGTCTTTTTATCTGCAGCAGAAATACTACTCATCAATCCACCTCCACGACCAGAATATCCTTTATTTCTTGCACCATACTTATCAACTTGTCCAGCAAGACCTTTTGCAAAATTTGATGAATATATAATATCCTTTCCTTTCTGTTGAGCAAAATACTCCATTCCACCAACATTTATTTTTGGTGCAGTAATTGCATCATATCCTGCGCCTGCACCCAGTTTTCTTATTCCACCTTTAACAATGATAGATTGTCTTCCTCCATAAGTTGTTCCATAACCAGTTCCGGCAGCAGTTTGAATTGCGCCACCAGAAGCAAGTGTTTTTTGAGTTTTTATTTGAGACTCGATTCTTTTTAATCTTTCCTCAGTAGATAATCTTTTCGTATCCGAAAGAACTGGATCTTTATATTCTAAACTACCTTCAGAAGGATGCCCATCCCCTATCAATCCTCCAGTGTTGGCATGAACAATTTGCCGAACTATACGTGGATTATTAGTTCCTCCACCTGCAGCATTCATTGCCTCAAGAGTATTCACACCAAACTTCTGAACTGCACCACGAGACATTACAAACTCACCATCAGTAAGCATAGCAGGAACTTTATCAATTCCTTTAGGTCCAGAAACAACCCCATTCATCCCTTGCATCAAACTTGCAAGACCACCAGATGCAAAAAATGAAGTAAAAGGATTTATTTTAGAATTAATCCCAGAAGTTGAATTAGAAAATAAATCTTTTAAACTTGCAAATCCACCACCAAATGCTCCCATTGCGGGAGTCGCTGGTGCTTCTGGAACATCAAGTTGCGGTGCCTGTTCCTCACCACCACCCATAAACTTATTGATTGCAAGACCTGTTCCAATGGTAGCAATAGCACCTAAACCAAGTTTAACTAAACCAAATTTTCCACCACCTCCACCACCAGAAAATGCCGATGCGACACCCTTAAGTCCCTTACCAGTTGCAATTGCTTTTGCAAGTCTTGCAGCAATTACAACAAGTCTTGCTGTTGCTCCTATCGCAACTCCTGCAACTTTTCTTACTACTCTACCAAAACCAGTCCCAAATAAAATATACCCAGCAACAAGAGACGGCCACCAATCACTTAAGAATCGCATTATAGAGCGAATCTTACTTCGATTATTTTCGTCAGCAAACCAATTTAATAATAGAACAAGTGCTCTACCAACAAATATAGTTACAAAATATTGTATAATTTGGTCCAGAATACTCTTAACTGGAGCAATGACCGACTGTGCAACATTTTTAACTGTTGCAAAAGAACTTTCTAATCCAAGTTCTATTCCTTTTCTTCTACTTCTTTCTTGACTTTTTCTTGTTTGATCAACATCTCTTACTGTTTGTTTATTCTGATTAGACAGTAACTGAATAATATTTGTAAGAGATTTAGATATATCCTTTAAAACAGCAGTATCGGCAGGAGAATATACAAGTTGTTGTTGAGGAGCAATAGAAGCAGATTGAACTGTGGTTGTTCTGCCCATCAATCTCTGCGAATTTACTACTGCCATAGTGCTTTATAGTTGCGAACTTTGCTGTTGTTGCTTAAGTTTTTCCTCTTCAAGATGCTGTTCAAGAAGACCAACATAAACGTCTCTCTCCCACGGCATCATATTTTCAATTTCCCATAATGAATATTTATGGTACTGCATCAACGCAAAATTCAATCTGAAATAATTTTCAAGGTCCATATGGACCATTCCTATGCGAAAAAAGATGCTAACCCTTCAAGGACAACTTCACTTTCAACTTCGGTTTTTGGATTTTTAACGATAATTTTATGAGATAGTTTGGGCATAGTTTCAAAGAACTTTTCAATCTCTTTAAATTGAGATGAATTCATTTGGTCAAGAAACTCTGTAAGTTCTTTTTTAGTTACATCAGCAGTAGACCAAACTTCTTCCTGAGTATAAATTTTATCAATACAAGAAGCAATCAAATCAAAAGATTGCTCCATAGCATTTTCATTTTTAAAATCAAAATTTGTCTTAATGAATTGTTCAAGTGATGGGTACTTCATCTCCATCATAATACTACCATCTACTTTAATTTTATTAGTATGCTCTTCGTTCTTCTGGACTTTAATATCATCCAAATTAATACTTACTGTAGCATTTGTTTCATTATCATCAGGACAAATAATATTAACTTCAACTTCTTCACCAACAGATTTACCACGAATATTAAGGAACAAATATTCAATATCAAAAGTTGGCAAAGTTTCTACTTTAATATCTTTTGTTAGAATACAATTTTTAATTACAGTCTTAATCGCATTAGTAATTTGCTTATTATCTTCACTCTCTAAAGCAATTACTAAAAGTTTTTCTTCCTTTACTAAGAAAGGTCTATAACGAATTGTCTTTTCAGTTGAAGGCAATTCAAGTTCATATGTTGGTGTAGAAATCTTAGGTAATGGCATAATGTCCTATAGAAAAATTTCAGGTGTGATTATTTAGATACTAAAATAAAGATACTTTGGATTCAAATGCTTTAGTATCTATAGTGTTACCAGAAGAAAATGCAGCAGAATAATCTACGCCACCAGTAGTAGTAAATTTGCCATATTCAAGCCCAAGATTTGTTGTATAAACCCTGGGATCAAATAAAGAACTATTAAATGCTGCTTGTGTATAAGGATTTGAAGGATCTCCTTTAGTGGTGTCAGAACCCTTAGTTTTTGCATCGGCGTGTGGTGGTTCAGAACCCATAGGATCCAAAATATATCGAATATATGAAAAGGACACAGTGCATTTTAGCAAAGAAGAAGCATCATAAGAAACTGGCATTGATGCAATCGAAATCGGAAATGTATTAATAAATGTATATTTTAAACTATTAGTATAAGATCTTTCAAATTTTATAACTTCCAAACCTTGTTTTGAAATATAAAGATTAGGATAATTTAGTCTATAAAAATAATTTGGACTTTTAGATCCTGGCCTATTATTAGTTTCAGTTATACTTTCTCCAACCGCATATTTCATCCACGTTTCAAAATATCTAATAGGTAAATAATTCTCAGCATTCACATAAAAAGTCATATCAATTCTATCATCATATATTCTTCTATTTGCGTGTCTTTGAGTTACTCCGTGATAATCTCCAGTAATATCCATTGTCCCAATGTTAGATCCTGGAAGAGAAGTTTCGGAACAAAGTAAATTTAAAGTCTCTTGCTTACCAGACGCAAATCCTTCTAATCCATTTGAAGCAAAATATTTATTTGTTAAACCATCTGGAATCGGAATTTTAACTTCAAAATGAGAAGTTAAAGCTGGATTAAGTAACTTTGCTTTAATGTCTGCTACTGTCCTTTTAGTAGGCATTTATAAATACTTTTTGACCGTATATATTATGTAGTAAGGATAATGGCAGAAAGTATCAAGAGTAAATACAAACCATCATATCCTCAAAAGTATATTGGCAATCCCGACAATATTATATGCAGAAGTAGTTGGGAACGTAAATTTTGCCACTGGTGTGACTTAAATGAAAATATTATTGCTTGGGGTTCTGAAGAAATTCGCATTAAGTACTATGATCCTGTGAAACAAAAAGTAAGAAATTATTTTCCAGATTTTATTATTAAAGTCAGAGAACAATCTGGAGACATCAAAAAATATATCGTTGAAATCAAACCAAAGAAAGAAACAGTTGCACCAAAACCAAGATCAAGAACAACCAAGTCTTATCTTCACGAAGTCTACACCTATGCAACTAATCAAGCAAAGTGGAAAGCAGCGCAAGAATTTTGCGAGGATAATATGATTGGTTTTCGTATAATTACCGAACAGGAGTTGTTCAACTAATGGCAGAAGGTTTCGGACAACATCTCAATCAATATCTAAATATTCCTCCAAGAATGAGAGAATTGAAAAAAAGAATTCTTACTGAAAAAACAAATGACCCAGAAGATCTAATGTTAATTATAATGGATGTTTTAAAAGAAGATGCATTACACCCAGAAGTAGGAAAATTCTATACTTTTGTTTATAATCCAAAAACACCCAATATCGAATACGATCAACATCCTTTAATTGCTTGTACGGGTCTTTATGCGTGGGGATTTAGAGGAGCTAATTTTCATTGGGAAAAATATAGAAATTATACTTGGCAAGAAGTTGCAGGAAAACTTTATACAATTAAATATGAAGAACTTGACGAAATGCTTTCTATACCTTATGCAAAGTTCCGTCTAAATAAATAAAAAGATTCCGACATATCCAATGTCAACTTATGGTACAAGAGATGCAACTCAATTCCGATTACCTTCAGTAGAAAGTGATGAAACTTATTATACTCTTGTGGATGCAGATACTGGAAAAATAACGTTAATGAGAATAACTGCATTTAGCACTACAGAGTCTTTTGATGCACCAGTAGGAACCATAGAAGTTTCGGGACCAAATGCAGGAAAATTTGTTCCCAATAGTGTACATGCAACACCAACAGAAATCAAAGCGTTCGCACAACAACCACAGGCAATACAAACTGTAAAAGATAAAGCAATAGAGACTATAACGAAAGCAAAAATAAAATCCGGAGTAGACCCAAAAACAGCTCAAACTGAAGCTAATAAATTAATAAAACCAAATAGTGCAACAGATCCAGGAGCACAAAATCCTACTAACGGTGGAGCAGATGTAAGTGATGCAGATCAAAAAGCATTTGATGAAGAAAAAGGTACTTTTAAAGAAGGAACAAGAGAAGAATATGGTAATGCAAAATATCCCCTAAATTTAAGTTCAGAACATCAAGATTGTATTAAATTTTCAATTCTAAAGTATAGACCGTCATTAGAATATAGTAATCAAAACTCTCAAGGAGATGTATCGAGACTTGTTACAATAGAAAACGGAAATCCAAAAATTGGTAAAGAAATATTAGGAACTATAACATTACCAATACCTGCTGGAATTAATGATAGTAACTCAGTGGATTGGCAATCAGATACAATAAATGAAATTCAATCAACATTTGGAACTATCGCTACAGAAGCAATACGAAGGGGAAGAGCGGGTGCGGAAGATGCTGCGGAAAAGGCTAATTTTAGTGCCAAATTAAGCGACCCAACTACTACAAAAGGTATCAGTGGAATGCTTGCTGGTATTGCTGTAGGAAGTCAAAAACTTCAACAAAGATCGACAGGAACAATATTCAATAATAACTTAGAACTTCTTTTTATTAGTCCATCTCTTAGGTCATTTTCATTCACCTTCAAACTCTCGCCAAGAGAACCACAAGAAGCAAAAGAAATTATGAAAATTATTCGCTTCTTTAAACAAGCAATGTCAGTGAAAAGAAGTAAAAGTACATTACTACTCAAAACTCCACATACTTTTGCTATTTCATATCTAACTTCCAACAAACAACATCCATATTTAAATAAATTTAAAGAGTGTGCTTTGACTACCTTTAATGTAG